AAGCCGTATTGGTGGGTTGTGAGCGCATAGATTACCCATAGGCACTCATTGAGCATTAAGACTGGCCAGCCCCATACAGTTTTCTTCCCGACAAAGAAGATACCTATGCAGCCGACTATGGCTAATACCCAACTCCACATTTAATCACGCCACTTAATAACGATTTCATACCCTAGCTCGTAGGCAAACTCTTGGGCTTCGAGAAATGTAGTTTTCTCAAACATTAGCCACGCTAAATCTTCAAGAGTTATTTTTTTTGGTCTGACCCAAGGTTTTCTCATTAGTCAAGCCACAACCTGTGCTCGCTAGTTACTCGACCTTTTTCGGGGTCAATAAAGTGCAAGCGTTGAGAAGGCACACCATTGCTGGCAAGTAAATCTCTTGCATAGCGGTTACCTGATTCAACTGCGCCACTCATAAACACGGTTCCTTCGCCGTTTGCCATATTCCAACTTTGGTTTTGATGAAAATGACCAATGTAGAGATCGCGAAAGTCAAAGCCCTTAGTGATCTTATCTACCTCATCAAAGAACTTATACGCACCTGATTTCCAGCGATCAGCAAAGCGAACGATTGTGGATGCAGTACCCCAACGAATTTCGTCACCGTGAATGAGCAAGGCTTTGTAGTTACCAATAGTGACACGCTGTATGTCCTCTTTAGTCATCTGCCAAGTCAAACGCTTCTCATCTTTTAGAGCTTGACCTGCAAACATAAATGCCAACTTATCCCAGTTAATATCCTTAGGTAGTTCGCCAAACTTTCCAATTCTTCCGTGATTGCCCGGCTCGCAGATAACTGTTACCTTCTCAAAGTTAGCCAAGAGTGTGCGGGTTATCTCAATCATAATTCGGGAAGCATCTACAAACTGACTCATAACATCTGAATCCACTTCATAGACTTGGCTTGGAAATATCGTTGTATTCTCAATATGATCTCCACCAAACATCACAACAACTTCTTTTACTGGATGATCTGCGCGTTGGATGTTAGTGAGCAAAATTGTTTTCTCAATAGATTGCTTAACTAAGCGTTCGCACTCTTTACTGTTGTATGTCAGAGTTTGCTTGCCTAATTGCCAGTCGGTTGAGTGCAATAGCGCAACCTCAGCCTTTTTAGATCGAGTGTCTTTTACAGGTGCAGGAACGGCAGGTAGTGGGCCAGCCGAAAGCATCGCATCGTGAGCCGCTTGAACTACAGCAGCAGTAAAGTCATCGCGGTTCTTCTTGACCTTAGCCAGTTGCCTTTGTGCGTTCAGTAAAGCGTTACGCAGTTCGGTTATCTGTGGGTCGGTATCTTTAAGTTTATCTTCAAGACTCATCTATGCCTACAATCGTCATTCCGTGTTTGATATACCCAAGTTGGTCAAGCCAAGAATCTTCGTGAAATGGATTTTTAGTAATGCGAACAGATTTGAGCGCAGCCATCATTAGCGCAACTTCGTGCGGAGCAATATCTTCATCCATATTAAGAAGTGCGCCCCAAATGCGACCGATACGAGTGAACTCTGTATGAGCATCACCATAGTCGGCTAAGCGTTCTGCAAGTATCTTTTTTAATTTTTCGGACATCGGCACATTCCCTTTGTGTGGTTATAGAAAGTGTTATTGCTGATCTTGTATCCCTCAGATTTCAAAGCGTTAAAGATTGCCCAACCTGATACGCCACCTTCTGTAGCTTTATCTATGGCAGTTCTATCTTTTTCGCTAAGAGTTTCAAGGATTTTGCCCATAGCGCACAATTTAGTTTGCTTAATCATCGCTTGGTTTAATAGATCGGCTATTGCCATTGGTTGCCTCCCTTTCGCGGGAAAGCCTAACTTAAACTTGTGGACAACCGCTTGTGACACGCGCAAGCAAAAAGCCCCCGCCTTTTAATGACGGAGGCTTATTAGGCTTTAATATCACTCGAAGCCTAGTCTGCTACCTAGTTTGTTGGTATCTGACCAACGGCGTTACCTTAGCAAAACTATTTAAGCGATTAAAAGTAACACGCTGATTACTCAATGTTATTTACATACGGCGTAACAATGTGAGAGTCAGGTTGAACGCCCGGATTTGAGGTGGGATTGTGGGGTACAGCCCCTCCCCCAAGAGCAGCGATTCCAACCAGCATTAAATGGTGAAGATCGGTGGCATATCCGCAAGCAGTCCAAGTGGTCATAGCCGTACCTGATGCGAGCGCAATGGCTTTAGGGTTGGTAATCGGTACGCGTATCAAGGCAGTTCCTTCATTAGAGCTATGTAGGTTGATTTATCTACGATACCTGTTTGCGGGCTTCCTTGCCGCTTCTGAAAAGCTTTAAGCGCGCTGATATGGGTAGATGTCCAAGGCTTGTTTTGAGCCACAGCAGGGAGTAATCCAGCCTTGTATAACGCTTTCTCAACTGCCAATTCTTGCGGGGTCTTGCCTTTAAGCGGAAAGTCAGAGGCAGCCCAAGCGGGTGCGGTGAATACGGTTGTTGGCTTAGTGGTGGCAGGGGTTGAGTTGTGAGTAACCGCCATTCCTCCCCCGGTAAGAGCAGTCGCGCCGGCAACGCCACCTGCAACCATCTTGTTTGTACCGAGAGATGTGGCTGGCTTGAGAGTTGTTTCGTATTGAGGGCGAACGATTGCTAGGACATAAAGGTAAGGGCGGTGGCGTAAATAAACTCCGTTGCCGTTAGCTTGTGATGCCGTTAGCGCGTGGTCAGGGCTTGTATTTGCACCAACAGTTGTAATGCCATCTTTAGAAGCATCTACGATAATCTCAATGTGATCGGCTTGCCCATTTCCGTTAAATGAGAAGAAAACTAAATCACCGGGTCTGCCGTCATATTTATTGACTACGCAACTCTTTTGTTGAAACCACGCAAGTCCAGCAGGACAGTAGGCAAAGCCCTTAGTTGTTTGAGCAGCAACTAGATGAGAAAGATTATTTTGCCCAAATACCCAGCTCACAAACATTGCGCAATAGGGTTGATTGTTCATCCCATACCAAGTGCCGTAAGGATTGTCGTTATTAGCACCCTCGACAAAGCCCACCTGCTGTTGAGCGGTGTGAACGATGTCGAGTGCGTTAGCCATTTATCCTCCAATAAAAAAGCCCCGACCCCTTCTCCAAGGTCGAGGCTCTTTCGTAATTCTACTACTTAGTAGTTTCAGCCTTAGCGATCTTGTTTCCCTCAGCAACGGCAGCATCAACAGCAGCCTCTACGAGTGGAGCAGGTGCGCCTGTCTTTGCGCTGATTGTGTTCACAAGGCTCTTAGGATTTACGCGAGCCAAGAGTGGCACTAGGAGTCCACCGACAACTGCTTCTGTTGCAAGTTGCTTGAGTGAATCGTGTGGCTTGATCTGATAAGCAGCGTAGCCAGCAGCAACAATGCCGTAGCCGTAGTGCTCTAATAAACTTTTTTCCTTAAGCGTTAGGTTCAGCTTGAACTTTGCCATCTTTATCCTTCTTTCCGATGAGGTTACGAACATACTTTTGTGCTTCATAATCAGCATAAGCGGCGTGATGTATTCCACCTGCGCCTCTATGGTGCTTAACACAAAGCCACATTAGGTTCTCTGCTGATTCTACCCACTTACCGACTTCATCGGGATTAGATACACCGGGGTAATCAACCTCTAGCCATTTGAGATCAACCCCATTTTGTAGGCTGAACTCAATATGCGCGTGGTGTAGCTCTAGTCCTCCATCGCACTCAGAGAAATCTTGACGATGTCCTCCGACAGCGCAGACTGCTGTGGCTTGAGTGGCTTTGCGGTACGCATCAAAATCTCTGTAATGCGGGTCGTTTGTCCTCTCCGGGTGCGCCGGATAATGGACAATATAATTGTTAGTAGTAACTTGATCGTGTGCATCCATTTATCTTACCTTTAGTCGGGGAAACTGTCTTTGGGGTTGAGATAGCGCAGAACCACAGGTATTACCGCAGCAAAGACTGTAGGAATAATGACTGATTTCTTGACCAAATCTGTGTAGTGAAAAGCTAGTTCAAAGACGAGGAAAGACTCAAACCAAGTACGAAAGATCGAGCGTAATCTATTCTGATTTTGCTTTGAGAACTTCAACATCTATTTTTATCTCCTGTTGCTTCTCAATGAGGGTATCTACCTTGTTAATGAGTCCTGTCTGACCATCGTTGTAGAGCGCGTACATAATCTTCTGTAATCCATCTCGGATTTCTTCTGTGTGTTGTTTAACAAAATGCTTTAGGAAATATCCCAATCCAGCCCCAAGTCCTACTATAAGGAAAAAATATGAATAGGCTACTGTTGCCCAATCTGATGCAGTCATTAGTTGCGCCCTTTCGGGTTATGAGTTAGCGGTTGTAGTGCTAATTATTACACATTGTAATAAGGGATTTTATAGTTAGTTCCCGCAACAGAAATAATTAAATAACCTTTAGGAGTTGCTGGCAAAGCAGTAGCTCCACCCGCAGCACCAACAGTTGTAGCAGTTGTTGTAGTAGCAAAGTTCACCGCGCCGACAGTTGTTGTTCCCGTAGAGGTTAAGTTCACTCCCGTAACTGTTCCAGCCGTAGAAGTAATGTTTCCTGTTGTAGCCGTAATATCGCCAGCAGCAGCAGTTACGCCACCTGTTGTAGCCGTCACACCTGTTCCAGCCGTTACTGTGGTTCCAGCCGTTACTGTGGTTCCAGCAGCAAGAGAAGTTCCAGCAGATACGCTACCCGTGCTTACAGTTAAGTTACCGCCTGAAATAGTTGAACCGCCTGAAATAGTTGCGCCACCTGTAACTACAAGAACAGGAATAGTTTGTGCGCCAGCCCAAGTATTAGCATCCTCTAAGAAAGCAACAGTTTGAGGAACGCCGTTAATAATAGTTTTAAGTGCCTGACTACCCGTGTTAAGCCAAATATCGCCGTTACGATAATTCACAGGGTCGGTGGCAACAGCAGGAGAGGTAAAGCGTTGCGCGGTTTCTAATTTTTTTAAGCGTTGGTCTAAGTCATCAAATATCTGCCTAAGGTCAGGTGGTTGATTTACATAAGACATTGTTACCCCTAGTTGGTCGTTGTAGTCAGAGTTAGTGTAACGCGCTCAGGAGCGTTCTCACCGGGTTGAATAG